ATTGATTTACCGAATGCAGTATAGTTATCTTTACCTGTTAATTGGATATATCCACGGCCACAAAATTTAAATCCTTCACCTGATGCTTCAGGTCCGTTACCCATTCTACTACCATAAACTTTATTAGCAATTTTTTCAGGTTTACGTTCGTATTGTTTAGCTAATTCTTCCGTTGGAAAATATTTTTTAAATATACCCATTAAACCTTTAGCTCCATAATTTAAATTTTCTTGTACTAATTTAAATCCACCGGATTCATGACCACATTGAGCTAAAAAGTGAGCTAAACGTAGTGGTGTATTGATTTCAAATTTTTCCATTACTCCTGGAATCTGAGCAATTACTGTGTCTGGGATGTGTCCTTTTAATTTTTCTAAGTTCATTTTATTTATTTTTTACTTTTTAACTTACTACAACTCTACCTTGAATATCGGTATTAGGGAACCTAACTTCAAATATTGCTGGATCTAATGATGGATATACATTATTATTTCTAGTTGCCCCCATAATATCATATCCATATTGTGAATAATTTCCTCCTTGTTTGTTTGTAACTTCTAATTTAACTACTGATTGTACACCTTTAATTTGTAATAATTTAGATTGAATATCAGATAATGGAATTGGTTGGTTGATTTGCCATTTATCTATATTAAAATAATCTTGTAATGTTGATATACAAGAAGTTAAAACATCTTTATTAGCATATCCACTAGTTACAGTAATATCAAAATTAAGTCCAATATTAATATAGTAAGCATCTTTAATATTAATAGCATCAGTAACCATTCTATATTGATTAAGATATGTTATTAAATTTTCTTTTAATGTAATTGATCCTGTTGTTATTTGTTTATTATTATTATAAGATAAAATATACAAGTCTAAAGATAAAGGATTATATTGTTGAGTATATGCTACTGTTTCTTGAGGATTAGAGTTAAAATCTTGTGAAATATAAGCTTTAGATACAGCACCATAATCAGCAGGCATTGCTAATGCTCTTACAATATAGTCATCTTTAGTTACAGCTCTTAATTGAGTTGAAAATGAATATAAAGCATTTTGTCTAATTTCATCAATTGTATCTCCATTTCTACCCCCAACTGAAGGATTTGGATTTGAAGAAGCTACACTACTTAAAATAGAAGAAGATAAAGGTCCTGGAGTATTTTTAAAGTATACTCCCGTAGTATCTATGTTAGTTAAATCATTTGCATTTACATTAGATGTAATACCACCACCAACTAAATATTTTACAGTTAATGAACCTGAAGGTATTAATCCATATTCTTGAGTAAAGAAAGAAGAAGCTTCATTATAATTATTAGTTAATAACGAAATACCAGGTACTGAACCTGCTTGAATATTTCCTGCTGTTGGAATAATTTGACTGTCTGTTTTGTCTGTAGATAAACCAGCACCAAATTCTAATTGTAATGTATTGTCAGATAATATTCTAGAAACAAAACGTCTAGGAACTCTTTGTAATTGCATTAAATAAGGTACATTATCACTTCCAGAAGTAGGATTGTTTATTTTTTGAAAAACAGAAGATTGAGCTAAATAAGGTACTTCATACCATATATCTCCACCACTACTAGTTACATTTAATACTTGTAATATATTGGTATCTGAAATAGCAGCAGTAGCAAACTTTTGATTTGCTCCTACATTAATTGTAGTTTCTTTTACTTCAGCTGAAATAACAGAGATTTGTTTTTTAAATAAGTAGTTATTAGAATCTATAAAAGTAATTTCTGTACTTCCTGTATCTGTAAAATCTATTTGTTGAGTTGTTAAAAATTTAGTATTTGTAGATGTAGAAGTAACTGAAGTATTTGCTGGGATTATAAGTCCATAAGTTGTGTAATCAGGAGAATTTACTCCTCCATTATTAATAGCTGGAATTAGTTGGTATACATCAAGTATAGTATTAGAAGCATATGATGCCTTTGGACGATATCCCATTACATATGCTTGTGCATATAAATTTTCTTTTTCCTTGGCGTATAATAAGAAATTCTCTTGTACTTGAGTATCTAAATAAAATGAAGTTACATCACCAACATAAGATGCCATTTCAATAAACATATTCCCTGGTGTGGCTTCAGAAAAGTCATTATAAGTATCTGGAAAGTATGTTTTAGCATATTGTTGCAATGCTGTTTTAAAAGTACTAAAATCTTTATTTAGATATGATATATTTTTATCGTCGTTAGCCATTATTAGTTAAATTGTACTGTTACTTTGTCTGGGGTTTGTGATATTTTTAGATAATAATCAATGTTTATATCTATTGTATTACTATCTGTTGTTGGAATTATTTCAATATTAGTTACATTTATTTCAGGAATAAAAGTAGATATACTACTCCCTAAACTAGTAGCAACTTCTTCCATATTATCACTTGTAATTCCTTCAAATAAAAATCTTCTTAAATTACATCCAAAATTAGGATTCATTACCCTTTCACCAACATCAGTTAATAATAGATTAATTAAATTAGATTTAATTTGGTCTTTAGTTGTATATGTTTTATTAAATACACCAGGTCCATTAAAAGGTAAACTTACCCCAATAGCAATATTCTTTTGTAAATCTAATGGATTTACTCGTATCGTTTGAGGTATTGGCATATTATCCTAAGTTTTTAAGTCCTGCTCTTTCTTGCGGTGTCATGTTATTAGCAGCATCCGCTATAAACGCAGCAAATGGATTTACCTTTTCACCAGTATTTTCATCGATAGCGTTAATAACTTCTAATTTAGGTGATTGTGGTTTTTGGAAACCAAACGCTTCACCCATCTGAGATGCTAATTGACCACGAACACCATTAGGTAATGGATTAGTTGATACATCATTACTAGTAAAACTCATTGTTCTACCTTCACGTAATGCTTTTTTTTCTTGTTTAACCATGTGCTCTTCAAGAATGTATTGTAACTCTTCATGAATGGCATCAATTACGGCTTCTTTAATTAATTTTTTAAATGCTTTAACGTTCATAATTATAAATATTTTATCCTTGTAAATTTCGTTGATCGATAATCAGTTTTAATTGGTCTACTAAATCTTGTGGGTCTAAAGTAAATGAATAATCACTTTTTAATACTTCTGTACCATCACGATTAATTGCTACGGCATAGCGACGTTTATTACCTTTAACAACAAACGATGTGTTTTGTTCTTCTTTAATATTAAATTTAAAGTTTTTATATGTTGGGAATTGGTCAACATTATTAAATATAGCTGATGATAAATCATTAAATTCTTGTTCATTTAGATTTAATGCTGTTTTATCATCTAACAATTGATTAACTGCTTTTAGTCTTTCAATTAGATCATTTAATTTAGAAATTTCACCTTCTAGTATTGTTAATGCTATAGCTGTTATTACACTTAGTGAAGCAATTAATTTAGCTGCCTTTTCTAATGATTTAACAATTCTAGTAATTACATTAACAGGAATACCAATACCAGGAGGTACAGCTGTTGGAATAGGAATAGCAGATAAAATTGCAACTACAGCAGTAAAAATAGTAATATATAAACTAATTTGTGCTATTGTTTTTTGTAAATTATTTAATTTACCAATACTATTATTAATTAAAGTAACAGCATTGTTTCTTAAATTAGTAGCAATAACAATTGTCTCTGGTGTGTTTGCTTGTTCAATATAAGCATTTACTTGATCTACTAATTTTTCTAATTGTGCTCTTTGAGATAGAACAGCAGCAAATTTATTAGCTAATTGTAATGCAAGAATAGGTGCTAAAGTTTTAGCAGCATTTATAGCTAATTTTTTTATTAATGCTCTTCTTGCTTTTGCTCGTTCAATTTTATTTCTATTTTTTCTTGCTTCTTTTCTTAATTTTCTTTTATTTTTAAGAAGTTTTATTTTAGCTAAAGGATCAGCAATTATTTTTGCTAAATCTTCCTTAAGTTTTAAATCTAATTTTTCTAAATCTTCTAATTTCTTTGTATAAGCTTCATTTTCTATTGTAACAGCTTTATCATACTGTTCTTGAGTAATTTGTTTTTCTTTTAGTAATATTTCTAATCGCTTTAACTCAGTACCATGATCAGACCATACTTTAATTTTTAAAGTTACTATTTCCTGTATTTGATCTTTTAAAATTTGTACCTTACCTAAAGCAGCAGATATTACTTTTTCTTTAGCTTTATTAATTAATTGATCACCAAATGTCTTAATAGCAGCTGATGAGGATATTGTTTTAAGAATATTAGGAGAAACTACAGATCCTATATTTAAATTATTTGCCATTAAGCTGTAAAGTTTTGCTGTGATAAAATACCTTCTAAACTATCATTCATTCTATCAATATCATTTAATAAACCCTCAGCAGCCATATTAATATCCATAGCAGGAGCACCTTCAGGTGAACCAACAACAGACGATAAAGCAGCACCAAAACTATATAAACTATCTAATAAATTTTCTAATAGAGTATTTAATTTATCGCCTAATACTAGCGGTTCTGTTGGTAAATTATTATTTACAGTACCTAAAAAAACCGTACTACTATTAAGATGAACACGCTCATTAGCATTTAAGTTAATAATATTTCTAGTATTTAATTCGATGTTTGTTTTAGCAAATATCATTACTTCATCTCTTTTAGAGTTTAAAACAACTCTATCACTATTTAAAATTAGTTGAGAATTAAAATATTTAGAAACATCTATTGGTTTAGTTAATGGATTTAAATTACCTGTTTTATCCGTTTGAAGAGGTATTTGTTGAGCAGATGTTAAATAAATAGACGAAGCGTCTTGATTTATTTTTTCAACATGATAACTTCCACTAGGATCATAACTAAAACCATTTGATAAAATAGTAATAGGATCTTGGTCATTCCCAACACTACTCCATTCATTTATATTATTATATAATTTAGTAGTTGAACTAAATCTTAAAGCTGATCCTTGTCTACCTTGTATTATATAATCACCTTCAAAAGGTAGTAAGGGTTTTATAGCTGGATTTTCAGAAAATGTTATTCCTAAATTAGATTTATCTGAAGATGGTAGGGCATTTTGTTGTACGTTATTCCATACATTTATATTAGTATAATATTTTTGTCCTGCTGTATTTGATTTATTTTTTCCTGCTTGTGAAACTGGAGATGGTAAGTCAAGTAAATGTATTAATTCGCCTATTAAAGGAATAGATTGTATAGCCGGATTTAAAGGAAGAGCCATTGGAAGCGAAATAGACGCTTCTATATTTTCTGGAGTTTCTTTTGATGTATCATATGTGCGATAAAAGACAGTACCTATCCCATTAAACCCTCCTGCTTTTTCAAACAATTCTTTTGTTGGAGTATTTTCAGTTGTAACCACTCCATATACTTTCCCAACTTGGGGCTTCATAGAAGGAGCAGGTAATCCTTTACTTCGAGAAAAAGAAGCATTTTGAGACGATAATCCTGTTCTTATTATACTCATCTATTAATTATTTAAAGCAATAACTGGTTTTTGTTCAATTAATTTTTGACTTTGTTCTTGTACATCTTTTTGTTCAGCTAATAATGCTTCGATCTCACTCATATCAATTAATGATTCTGAAGATGATGAGTTACTAGTAGCAGCGCGTTGAGCGATAGCTGACATTTTAACCAATTGTTCATTATTTTTTACATTAACATCTATTAAATCTTTAACAACAGGCATTAAATTTGTTGCATTACCCACGTTGGCTGTCGCCATAGGTTTCATTGTTTCAATAAAATCCTCAATTTTTTTATCAATATCTTTATTATTCTTGTGTATTTTCTTAAACAGGTCCGATAGGGACATACCATCAAATACTTCTACATCATTAAAATTAGCCATAATTGCGTTTATCAATAAATATGAATAATTAAATCTTTATATACCCGTGCTCATAGTATTCATTGTATAAATGAACATATATAACCTTAAGCTTTTTAATGATTTTAGTAATCTGAGGAGTAGATACGTCTGTAATTTCGCGTATGTATATGTATAGAGCCTTTTTATTAAATATTTCTAGCGTTTCGCGCTTGCGGAATAATTCAACTATAGCGTCTGCTGTTTGGGCATCTTGTTTTTTGGGAAATAATTTGTATATATATTTGTCTATATATCTAATATATTGATCCATAAACCCATTACCATCCAGCATACTCTCAATGTTCTTATCATTTTCATATAAGTGCATTTGTTCCTCATCGCTTTCATCTACATCAACTTTTTCTTGAAGTTTCTTATAGTTGTTTTCGTTATATACAATAAGGTAACGTTTAGCAATAGTACCAAAGTAACTAAATGCCTTACCCTTCTCAGGCTTATATAGATGAAGTTTCTCAAGCAGAAATGTAATCACTTCATGCTTGAGCTCTTCAATAGTATCTGTATCGGTGTAGTAGAATTTAAACGTATGAATAATATTCTCGGCTAATTTGTAGAAGCCATATTCAATACGCTCGTTGTAAATGCGATTACGCTCAGCTGTATCAACAGTAATAAGGTACTCAACAATAGCGTCCTCAGTATCTTGAGTAAAATAGATACGGGGTTCTTTCGGTTTACGTTTACGTGGTTTGCCGCGTTTAGTAAGTGCTAATGCATCATCATCAGCAAATATATCGTAATTATCGTTATATGACATAGTGATTTTCTTGTGTTTACTCCCAATGTATGGAAGGAAAACCACATAACCAAACTATTTTTGAGAAGCGTTGAAGTCACTTATGATGTTTTGGATCTCTCTTAAATTATTAAAGAAAGTACCTACTTCATCATCTGCTTCAAACGCACCTTGAATATCAAGTTCTTTTAATTTAGCATCGGAGTTGGCAACTATAATACTAATAGCGTCGATATATTCTTGTCGTTGAGCAACTGCTTTTTCAAGAATATTATTACGTCTAATTAGTAAAAAACCACCCACCACAGCTAATTCAATAACATGTACAATTAATAATGTTAACCACATAATTATCCTGCGAATTGTTGTGCAAAATCGTCTTGTTCTAAAGAAACCATTTCACGTGTTTTTTCAATTTGTTCTTTAACTTCATCAATAGATTCCAAGATTTGATCTTGTTCTATTCCTCTGTTAACTTGAAATTGAACTTTATTTACTGATGCTTCTAATTGTACTAATTTATCTAGTACGTTATTTTTGTATTTCATAATATATGTTTATATATAAATATATGATTCTTCTCGTTCCCCAACCTATTGCCATTCTTCTCATTCTCCCCATTCCCCTTTTCCCAACCCTCGTAGGTGGAAGTTACGTTAGAATTTTTGTACCTCCAAAGAAAAAGGGCATCTTTTTCAAGATACCCAAAATCTTCCAACATACCAAAAATGTCGTATATAATATTATTTTGCTAATTTAGCTAAAATGTCTTGAGGTAATTCACCAAGAGCTTTTTCTAATTCTGGATCAACGCTTTCGCCTTCTGCCATTTTACCACCAAACATTGCTTTAGCAGCATTTTTAATTTTCTTAGCAGCAGCAACGATTTGATCTTTAACAACAGCTAAACCAATACTAACTGTAATTGTACCTGCTGTAGCTAATACAGTAAACATGTTACCAAAATCAACATATTGTTGACCAGCATCATTTGTTACAGTACTCATACCTTTAAATGCATCCCAAATAGCTGGAAAATTTTCAGCAGCCCAAACACCTAAATCATAAGCGCCTGAATCACCAACATATTCATTTAATGAAATTGTTATTTTCTTTTCATCTTTCATTTCTTCGTTTTCGTCTACTTTTTTCTTTTTAGACATTGCGCCTTGTAATTCTTGACGAACCATTTCTTTTAATTCGTCTTTAGTCATTTTTTTCTTGTTTTCCATTTCTTTTATGATATTAATTTTTGGAGATTGTTTCAAAATAAGTTCAGCAGCTTCTAACTGCTTTGGCTCACCAATAGTTACTTCAAAATAACCCTCTAACTTATTATCTACTGTTTGTTCAGTATTCAATTCAACACCAGCCTTTTCCATACGATTAAGGAAAGCAGCTTTGTCTTCGAGTTTTATTTTAAATGTAGCCATTGTCTATAATAAATATATAGGAATAAATAAAGCAATAAACATTCCTGTTACTGTTTTTGTGACTACACCACCCAATCCCAATATATGTATATACTAGAAATTACGTTTCCTATATGTTCTAGCCATTTCTAACCAGCAAAAATGTATGATTGAGAACGACCAAAACAATTTTGAAAACAAATACGGCGTTTGAAATAATAAATGAATAAATATATAAGCAATGATTAAATGTCCAAGTGCCCAAATTGCACTAAATAATAAGATACTAGTTGATTTCATTTGATTTGTATTTTTTACCTATATTTTCAATAATAACGCGCGCATCATCAGATGATATTGTAAATCCTTCACGCTTTGGATTGATAC